TAACCTCCTATGTTAAACAATTAAATACATCAATAGATATAAATTGAGATTGAGGGTCAGCTACCAATTTCAAAATATTAGTATTAATATCTAAGTGGAATTTAATACCATTAAATAAAGTATAATCAACTATATTTGTATTTGTAGAGTTATCTAAGACAATATAAAATGATACACCTCCACTAAATCTAACTTTAAAATAATAATTCAATATGTTGTTATATCTTACATAATCTGGTAATTTTCTACTTGTACCAACTGGTACTGGCGAACCTCCATTATACATTATTTGATGTGCTGTCCTTTTTAGGTTTTCCAATCTATCTGAAAGTGAGTTGTTATCCAAAGGTTTAAAGTTAGCAACATTAGCAGAGGTATCATTGTTTTGATTTATACACTTATACATTTTTCTAGTATTTCTATCATAATATAAGTAGTTGACATCTTTAACACCCTCGTCTTGTATATCTCCACCATAAGCAACACACCCAGCAAGTCTTGCTAACATCATACCCTCAAGAGCCTTACCCTCACCAGTACCAAATTGTACTATACCAGCTTTATCTCTTGTTGCACCCTCTTGCACTTTTGCTAAGTCCTCACTTAATCTCTTAGCTTCTTTATCTATCAACTCAGCATTATGATTAAATTGTTCTATATCATAGTATTCATTTCCAGCTGGTTGTACTAAACCTAAGTGTTCTGTATATTTACTCATTTCTATCTCCTTTCATCATAAATAGCATTATATGTTTTAGTTTTTAATTCACTATGTTTTAAATTTCCAATCTCATCAAATCTATGATATTTACCCACTACATCACTGTCATTGTAAAGTCTAGTATCGAACAACTCACTATGTTTCTTAGTTTTAAGAGAGTTTTGATACAAGTATCCTATTTGATTGTGAGTGTTATATCTAAATTCAACATTAAAATTCAAATGTGCTGGTTTTATAGTAGCAACTACTTTTTTAAAGTTTTCTAAATTATCAGGTATTCCTACAATACTTGTAAATTTAATTGTGAATGAATAATTAGGATTATCCTCAATAACTTCTATCTCTCCATTGGTAAATGCTTTTGCAACCCTTGCTATCATTTCTTTTGTAGTTGTACCATAGCTTCTAAGTTTAGATATTATATTTTCTCTACGTTCTTTAAGGTTGCTTGTTGTATCTCCAACAGTTAGTCCAAAAATACGCTCCCATATTGGCAAACTCCAAGTAGCTGTGTAGATAAAGAATTGTTTTAAAACCTCATTAGACATAATATCTAGTTCATCTAACTGTAAATCTATCGCATTTTGCAACTCCTCAATCTCAAGTATATCTCTATAATATTTAGGCATATGTTGCATTAATCTTTCAACTTTCAACTATACCACCTCTTTATCAAGAGTAATTGCTTTTAATTTTGGTATTTCTTCTTCTGCTAAAGCTATATTGATTGCTCCTGTGTTGATTTTCAAGTTATCGTAGTCATTTACCCCCTCTACATTTAGCAGGATATTACCTAATTGAGCGTAGCTGACATAGTTTTGTTTAAACCCAACTTTTTTAAAATATTCTTTTATATCTCTTTCAAAGTCAGCTTTTACCTTATCGAAATCAACGTTTTTAGAAATTCTAGCTTTACCTGTGATGGTTATATCTTTAGGTGTAGCAGATTTAACAGTAACAGTTGCTCCTATAGGTCTAACTTGCTCTATATAATCTCTTACTCTCTGTAATAAAGGCTCATCAGCCTCCTCAATTGCACTATTAACAACAACTACTTTAACAGTACCATTACCAGCCCATAGTGGAAATACTTTAACTCCACCAACACCCTCAACTTCCATAGTCCACTTCTTATAATGATAGATGTTTCCTGATGTTACAGGCTCTCTAACTTTAAAATAATATCTCTCTCTTAGTTCGTTATCACTTTCTCCATCATATCCGTCCACTGTTTCGGCAGGGTTGTTGACTTCGTTTAGATTGGATATCGTAATTGGAAAATTCACTATTGTATTTTTAGGTAGATTATAGATTTTACCAGTCTTTTCACTTTCAATTTTTACTTCAACTTCTCCACTAACTCCAATAGTTTTTTCTTCTGTTGTTAAGTAGATGTATGTATCACTAGCAACTTTTGTTCCAACTGGGATTATAGTATTAGGTGTACCTTTTATAACAACTTTACCTTTACTTTTAGTTGGTTGTTTTCTAAATACTCCAACCTCTTTACAAATATTATCTAAATATTCGTCCTCTGCTGTTTCAGCAAAAGAGTTTAAAAAGATATAATCTAATACATCTCTTATTTCTTCCATTTCAATAGATACAGGAGCAAGGTTATCATAAAATAATCCACCCTCACTCTTATCATAATCATCGTGAACGTTAGAGAGCATATCACTTAATATTTTTTTCCATTCTTTTTTTATTATCATAAGTACCCCTCCCATTCAAATGTCTTAAAATCTTTCAATGTTACTTCAAATTTAGTTTTTAAAGTATGTTTTTCAAGTTTTATTTCTAGTATATTAATTTCTAGTATTTGTTTGTTTTTCTTCATTGTTTCAATCAGTTCTCTCTCAAATTCTGAATATAATACAGGAGTTGGAAAACGTTGTCCTAATAAATTTGCTTTATATGTCATTCCATATTGATTGCTTCCATTCTCTTTATATATGTTCCATTTATATTTTTCAGTTAGTAAGACTTTCTCTATCCACATTCTAACTGCTCTCTCATCATCGGTTTTGATTAGTTTTCCGTTGCTTCTTAACATTCGTTTCTTTTGAAAATCTATCAAAAAAGTCTTGCCATTTGAATTTTTACTTTCATTTATTACGTCTTTTGAATAATCTTTAAATTCTATTTTTGGTAATATTGCCATTCTAAACTCACCTCTGGAGCGTAGTTAAACACATCAACTACAAAAAATTTGTCTTCTTCAACATTAGGTATTACAAGTACATACATACCCTCTTTTAAATTAAAAACTGTTTGTAATATGAATTTACCCTTATCTTTATTGTCTGTTTTACTTGTACTTCCTTTATAACTTCCACTGTGTCCCGATATACTTAAATTAGTATGTCCTGCACTATCCTCTCCTCCACCTGTCGTATCTAAACCATTAATAGTACAATTACTTGATTTGTTACCTTGACTTTCAAAGTTTTTCATAGTACATTCAATTTCTAATCTATTTGTTATCGCATTTGAAAGATAGATTTTATCAGCGTCTATCACACCATATCCACTCAATAACTCAATAGAAATGTTAGGTAAAGGTTTCAATATCTTACCTAAAACAGCACCAATTGGAGATGGATTATCACGCTCTTTAAACTTCTCTGCTAAAGCAATATCCCAACTTTTTTTGTTATCACTCATCACTATACACCTCCAATTTAAGACTTATTTTGTGAATATGATTAGATATGGTATGATTACTCTCTTTTATCAAATATTCACCTTTCAAATTAAAAAGTGGTAAATCAATATCAATCACTCTACCACTCTTAACATTATCATCACCAAGCACATCAATACTAAAGTCCTCAGTGATTTTATTTAGTTTTTTCAATTCATTTTTTGCAACTAGATTAGCTTTACTAAATTCTTTTTCGTCCAGTGTTACTACTTCCTGTAATTTACCATATTTTTCAATACTTTTAGAGTCTTGTTCTTCTCCTATGGTACGTATAGCACCTTTATTTTCTGTAATTACAAGTACACTGTTTTTCATATCGACGATAGATTTACTTAGTGATACTCCTCCTATGTTTTCATTGATGTTGATAAATTTATCTTTTTGCATTTCATATGTACCAAACACTTTTATTTTCTTATAAGGTGATACAATTAACTTGTTCTTATCAAACTCAATAAAAAATTTCTTAGAGTTAAATTGAGAGCATTGCTCTATAATATCTTTTATTACCTCAGATACAACTTTATCTTTATAGATTTTATCTATTTTAGTATCCAACCCACTAACTTCTACATCAATCCCAATCTCTTTACATAGAGATTTAACACAATCATTACCAATCATCTTTTTAAATTGTTTGATTACAGTAGATTTATTCAAGTACCAAGCCATATCATAAGCTGTGAATGATGTTATTTTTCCATTTGGTGTTTCACTCACAATGATAGCTTGTACCAACACTTCTCCTTTAGCATTTAAAATCTGTATCGGGTCACCAAGTGTAATATCATACAAAAACTCAAATTTCTTATCATATCGGTTTATAGGTAATTCAAAATCAACCTCAACTCCCAAAGTATCAACTGTATCTCTCCACGTTAAATTACCTATAATATCACTAATATCTTTATCTTTTATAATTACTTTATACATATCAAACACCTACTTTTTAGGTTTTTTATTAGCATTAGCTTTAACCTTGTTCTTTATTTTGGTTTTCTTATCAATATTAGTATTAGTGTTATTAGGTTTATTAGATTCAACAGGAGCAGTTGTTTTGTTAGGTGGTATTATATATTCAGTAATATCCAAAGTATATGGTACGTCTCCTGCTCTATCCCTTAAAGTATATGAAAAATTGTATCTACATAACATATTTAAAGTAACACTAAATTTATCAATAATGATTACTCTTACAGGTAATTTTAAATCTCTATATTTTTCAAAGAATTTTATATAATATTTAGGTGGTCTGAAATTAAGAAAACTAACAAAACTATATAATTTACTAGGAAAAAAAGAGGAAAAAGAAAATCTCCTTAACCCCTTACCTCCAATTAAATTTAATGTATTACCATCTATCGTTACAAAGTCTTCGTCCATCGTGTCACACGTTATAGGTTCAATTGCTTGTACCACTGGAATATTTATAATTTCCATTTGCCCCTCATTCTCTCCTATAAAAATTATTTTCATAATCATATCCTCCTACATATTTCCTAGCGTTGCTAATACTTTATTAGCTGTATATTCCGCATATTTTTCCATTTGTTCCTTTTCTCCAATAAAATTACCATCAACGTTGATGTTTATAGTGATACCTTTTGTCATTTTATTATTTATTGCTTTTCCTTGTTCGTGAGATAAAATTTGTGTTCCAGCTGGTAGTATAGCTGTTTCATTTCTTCCACCCTCATTTATTCCTGTTACTCCACCTTTAAAATAAGCAGTACCTAGTGCGTGACGAGGGTTTTTAGATATTGTAGTTGATGTTGTTCCACTCTTATTGCTTCCACCTATACTATCTGTTGTTTTTACCTCATTTATATTGACAGTCTTGTCTTCTATCTTAGTATTATTCCAAAATTTCAACTTATC